CACAATCAAGTTTGATCTAGTACATTACACAGGCACAGTCAAAGTACAAGCAGCTGAAAACTACGAAGCTGTTTGGAAAGATGTATCAGAAGCTCGCCAATATTTAGATGCCACAGTAAGTGATTACTTCAACATAGTGGGATTCCATCCTTTGCTTAGATTGGCCATGAACAACAGCATTGGTTATGGGGCCAGCGGTTCTGCCAACGTGGTCGATGGTGTGGTTACTGGCATTAGTTTGACAAATTTAGGTCAATATTACGTGGCTGCACCGTATGTGCAGATCCTGGGTAATGGTGCAGGTGCTGAAGCAGTAGCCACCGTCAATCCGGGCGGCACAGTCAGTTCAATCAACGTGACCAATGGTGGATCAGGGTACCTTCCGTTGCAGTTCCAAGGATCATTGGCTGCCACAGTGATATTCTCAAATGGCTTGATACAGAACGTACAGTACCGATAATTGTTGCTATTACTAGACAAATCTGTTAAAATATACGGATGCTAGACATCCTACAGTATTTGCCAGCAAAACGAAAAGCTACACCGTCAGGTTGGGTAAGTTTCAATGCGGTTTGTTGTCAACACAATGGTGGAGGCACAGCAGATCGGCGCAGCCGAGGAGGTCTCAAACCCACAGAACAAGGTTGGAGTTATCACTGCTTCAACTGCAACTACACCGCTAGCTTTATCCTTGGCCGTACAGTGAGTTTTAAGGCCCGCAGGCTCTTGGGCTGGTTAGGTGTGCCGGATGTTGATATTGATATATTAAACTTGGAAAGTTTGAGACATCGCAGTGTGCATGGCATCTTGGATGATCGCCAAAGAATGTTCAACACATTGGCAGATATACAATTTGAAGAACAAGAACTACCGGCATTGAGTGAGTTATTGACAAGCGAAGATCCTTATAGAGATTATCTAAGGCAACGATGTGTGCCAGATGACTATCCTGTGATGATACAGGATCATCCGGAAAGAGCATGGAAACATCGCCCTAGCGTGATCATCCCATTTACACATGATGATCGCGTAGTAGGGCACACACAAAGATTTTTAGATAATCGCATGCCCAAATACATCAGCAACAGCCAACCAGGATATGTATTTGGAACAGACTTACAACACAACGACTGGACTCATGCAATTATAGTAGAAGGCATATTTGATGCACTATGTATCAGTGGCCTGGCGGTAATGCACAACACCATATCAGACGAGCAAGCACGGCTGATTCGTAGCCTAGGCCGAGAAATTACTGTGGTGCCAGACCAAGACTTGGCAGGTATGGAACTGGTGGATCGTGCAGTGGAACTAGGGTGGGCAGTAAGTATGCCACCTTGGCCCGACAATGTCAAAGATGTCAACGACTGTGTGGTTCGTTATGGACAATTGGCTACTTTGCTAACTATATTTGAGAACCGAGAAACTAGTCGAATCAAAATTGAAATGCGTAAACGTAATCTCCTAAAACAATTTCAAAAATAACAAATGCATAAATTCAACCATTTACATAATATACTCTATAGAAATCGAACAATAGGTGGTAATACACAAATGTGGGCTTATCGAGGTATTACAGCTTGGTATTCTAAAAATAACCAATTTGATCTGTTGGAATTTAACAATACAGTTGATACTGTGGTAATCAATGATTACAATGCCAACTCAAAATTAACTGCTTATCGTGCCCACGGACAATTGTTAGAAGGTCATATCGATTACTGGTTTCCACTAGATCAAGCCCAAGACTGTGTGGTTTTTGCTGGATACAAAAATTATACTCAATATGCAAACAATGTAACAAGTATAGGTTTTGATTTTTTTGATTTCATGGTGCATGAGATATTTTCTGAGCCTTGTTTTTACAACGAAGTAAATCGTCAAGGAGTTGAACATGCTGAATATGATGTGTGCATTCCAGTGGGCTATTATAGAACGCATAGATATTTGTTTTTACAACATCTAGTAGACACTCAAAAAAATCTCAAAATAGTGACTGATAGCAGACAAACTATGTTACCAACTGAATTTACTTTTGATAAGTTGAATATGGAACCTTATCTTAATAAAATTGGAGCATCCAAGTTTGAATGTCACACCACACAACAAAGTTTTTATAAATTAGCCAGCATGGCGTTGATGCAAATGCCTCATAAACTTATGCATGCAGCTTGTAGAGTCAATGTAGCGTTAGAAACCACAGTGCGAGATACTGATCAACCATATCTCACTGAAAAAACTTACAAAATTCTAGCACAAGCCAGACCTTTTGTGATCTATGGAGATCGCAATACACTAAAAAAACTAAAGTCAAAGGGATTTAAAACATTTGATAAATTCTGTGACGAAAGTTATGATCAGGAACCTGATCTGAATATACGTGCAAAGAAAGCAGTGGATGCAGTATGTCAATTGGTAGAGGCTTGCAAAACTAGCGCCGCTGAGATCAATGAGATCTGCAGGTTCAATCAACATAACTATTTCAGTCAAGAAAGATTGCATAATGAGTTGGCAGACTTTGGAAAATTGTGTTTAGATAAAGTGTTTATTGGGAGTTAAATTGTTAAAAGATTACGGAATTGAAGTACAAAAATTATTCTTGGAAATGATGTTGGAGGATGCTGCTAGCTATGTGCGTATCCAAAACATTTACAATCCAGAAAATTTTGATAGAAGTCTACGACCTGCGGCTGTGTTTATCAAAGAACACAGCGAAAAGCACAAGACATTGCCGGACTTGACTCAGATTGCAGCTACCACTGGAATCAAATTGCAATCAGTTCCAGACTTGAATGAAGGGCACTATGACTGGTTCATGGAAGAGTTTGAAGCATTCACACGCAGGCAAGAACTAGAACGTGCCATATTAAAGTCAGCAGATCTGCTAGAAAAAGGCGAATACGGCCCAGTGGAAAAGCTGATCAAAGATGCGGTACAAATCAGCTTGACCAAGGACATGGGCACAGATTACTTTGCCAATCCCAGCGAACGTATAAACAAATACTTTAACTCAGGCGGCCAAGTCAGTACAGGGTGGCCACAACTGGATAGATTGTTGTATGGTGGTTTCAGTCGCGGCGAACTAAACATCTTTGCCGGAGGATCGGGTTCAGGCAAGAGCTTGGTCATGATGAACATTGCATTAAATTGGTTGCAACAAGGATTGAGTGGAGTGTATGTCACACTAGAATTGAGTGAAGATCTAACCAGCTTACGTACAGATGCCATGCTCACAAACATGAGCACCAAGGACATACGTAGAGACATTGACACCACAGAGCTCAAAGTCAAAATGATGGCCAAGAAGTCCGGCAATTATCAAGTCAAAGGTTTGCCAGCACAAAGCAACATCAATGACATCAGATCATACTTGAAAGAGTATCAGATACAAACAGGCAAAAAAGTGGACTTTGTGATGATAGATTATTTGGATTTGTTGATGCCAATCAGCGTCAAAGTCAATCCCAATGATCAGTTTATCAAAGACAAATATGTCAGTGAAGAACTACGTAACTTGGCCAAAGAACTGCAAATATTAATGGTAACTGCTAGTCAGTTGAATCGTAGTGCAGTGGAAGAAGTGGAATTTGATCACAGTCACATTGCCGGCGGTATCAGTAAGATCAACACAGCAGACAATGTGTTTGGTATTTTTACCAGCAGATCCATGAAAGAACGCGGCAAGTATCAGATACAATGTATGAAAAGTCGTAGTTCAACTGGTGTGGGTCAGAAGATTGATTTGGAATACAACATTGAAACCATGCGTATTACAGACGAAGGTGGTGATGAAGGAACTGGTTATAACAAACCACAAACATCAATCATGGATTCAATCAAGGCCAAGAGTCAAGTTGTTGTCAACGACAACGCTGCGTGGCAAGCACCCACAGGAGGCACACATGCTTGGGATAAACCTGTGGTCAACCACGGTGAAGTTGCCAAAGTTGTTGGTGCAGTAGAAAGCACCAAACTCAAACAATTGCTGGGAAATATAAAGAAATAATTAAGCAGCAGTGGTCACAGCAGTCCACGTGGTACTACCGGTTGTGTTCACATACATCCGTGTGGCAGTAGTAGATCCGTCAGTCCTCAAATAAAGACTGCCTTGTGCAGCTGACAAGGTTGGCGCACCAGATCCAAAAAACACACCAAGATTGGTAGTACTAGACATCAACAATCCAGCACCTGCTGTGCCGCCGGCAGGTACAGAAGTGGCAGCAAGCAATCTAATATTACCCGAAGATGACACGACCCCACTTGATATTACATTGCCACCAGTTATGTTACCACTTGCACTTACGGTAGTAGATGCTATTGTACCAATAATATTGCCACCAGTTATGTTACCGGTTGCACTAATCAATCCACCTGTTAATACATTACCAGCAGTGATATTACCAGTTGCACTAATCAATCCACCTGTGCGTATATTACCACCTGTGACATTACCTGTTGCACTGACAAATCCCGATGCTGACACGTTACCAAGAGAAATATCTGTAACAGTTACATTTCCAAATATGTCGCCTCCCACATATAAATTTCCCGCAATACCTACACCGCCTGCTACGATCAATGCACCTGTGGTGGTACTGCTGCTAGAAGTGGTAGCTGCCACGTTTACAGTGTTGGTATAATAACTTAAAGGTCTATTCAAATCAAACACAGTAACAGTAGTACCACCGTCACTGGTAACAAAACCAAATTCGTAATATCCAGTAGCACCAAATGTGATCACATTGCTGCTGATACCTTGTATGCCAGTAAGTCCCAGGGTGACCGCAGCCGGAAGAGTCATGGTATAACTAGTATTGGTAATGTTGGCCTGCACTCGCATCATGCCCACAGTGCCCGACGCTGGCCAATTGCTAAATCCCAATGTTATGCTGCCGCTGGTGCTGACAGTTTGATAATGTCCAGACGAATAGTCCAACGTAATGGCTCCCGATGTCACAGTGTTTTGTACAATGCTGCCGGAAAAATCACGGATCAGTGCAGAGTAGATCAATTGATCGCCCATGTTGTTGTCCAGGGTGGTGCCACTCAATGCACTCTTGAGCACAGCTTTGTTTTCCAACTCAGTTATTTCGTTTGCGGCGTAGGTAAAATTGGTTTGGATGTTGGTAAAGTTGTCACGGAATCCCTGTGTGTTGTTAGGCACGCCGGCAACCGGGTAGTTGGCGTCGATGTTTTGTGGGTTGATGCTGCTGGTCATTGGGTTTGTCCTTGTTATAGATATTTATTCACATCCAGAAATCGCTAAATAATCCAAAGGTCACTGATTTACATGCAAAAGAAAACACGCAGCATACTAGAAGAACTAGACAGTCTGTACATCGAGCGAGATCGTCGGTTGGTGATAGAAAATCGCGCGAGCAACGTGATAGCCAATGCCATTAGGTTGTTGGAGCAGATTGAATCAGAATTTGATGCTGAAACAGCAGAGAATCTCACTAGAAAATTCCTCAATGCCATACGAACAAAAAACGCTGGTAAATTTTCTCGATCAGTAAGGAAAACAGATGCAAATTCATGAACTGACTAGAAAGTCTCGCGTCAATGAAGATGCTGCGGCAAACATACCGTTGATGGTCAGTCGGGCTGCACAAAACATGCAACGTCAATGGTCTCGTCAGGTGTCTCAGGCCCTGGCAGCAGATGCAGTCACTGACACCGAAAAGCTCAGTACACAATCCAAAACCGGATTGAAAAAAGCATTGAACTCAATAGTGGCACAGAGTCAATTCCTCGGCGGCATGGATTTTACAAATCTAAGTCAAATGGTATCTCAAGCGGATGACAATGGCGCCTATACACCAGTGTATATCAATCAAGCTGATGCTATAATGAATCGATTGTATGCAGGTATACGCCAATTGGGTAATCTTGATGTGGAAAAAGTTGACACTCAAGAATTAGCCGAATTTCGAACAATTGCACAGGCTGCATACGAAGCAGGAGTTTTGATGCAAACCCACCCCAAACAGCAAGCAGGCACAGCACCATGAGATATCTATTAGAAGGCGGAAATGTATTCAAAGGGCCCCGAGGCGAGCCACTCACACAGCGTATTAACCGTCAGGATGTACCTGCCACTGTTCAATGGATAGAACAAGTTACTGGCCTGGATTTCACCAGCGAAGTAGGAGAAGATGGCATCCCCACACGCTGGCTTGGGTCAACCGGTAAAGCCCCCTCATCGGGAGATCTGGATCTTGCAGTGGATCTCAATGAAGTTTCAAAAGAACAATTGGCTGGGATACTTTCTCAATTTGTACAAAGCCAAGGACTGGATCCTAGAGAATGGGTCAAGAAGGGTGGGGAAGTACATTTAAAAACACCCATTGCTGGTGACGCCAATCGTGGATTTGTGCAAACTGACTTTATGTTCTTTCCCAATCTGGATTGGGGACAGTTCTTTTATGGCGGCGGCACAGACTCAGCTTACAAAGGCATGAATCGCAATGTGTTAATGAGCAGCATAGCCAAACAACTGGGACTTCGAGTAGGCGCCAATGGCATGTTCTCTAGAACCACAAATCAACTGGTACAGGGTGGCCTGGATCCAGACTATGTGGCCAGTGTGTTGTTGGGACGCGGTGCTACTCGTGCCAATCTAAAGCATGT